GGAACTTCTCTTGGAGGAATCATGAAAACCTTAGTTGTCCTGTCGGGCGGGATGGACTCCGCAACCGCCCTGGCCCACGCGAAGGACGCGGGCTTTGATGTCCACGCGGTCCATTTTCAGTACGGCTCCAAACACAACGCGCGCGAACTCGTCGCGGTGGAGGCCCTCGTTAAGCACTACCAGGTGCCACTGACCTTAGTGAACCTCCCGTTCGTGAACTCGCTATTCAAAAGCGATCTCCTGCAATCCGGCGGGGCTGTTCCCGATGGGCACTACGAAGACGTTTCCATGAAGAGGACAGTTGTCCCGTTTCGGAACGGAATCATGCTCTCCATCGCGGCTGGCCTGGCTGAAAGCCTTGGAGCTGATAGCGTAATGCTGGGAAACCACGCCGGCGACCACGCGATCTATCCTGATTGCCGCGCCGGATTTGTTCAGGCCATGAGTCGAGCCATCGAATTCGGCACCTATGCCCGTATCAAGCTCGTCACTCCCTTTCTCACGCTCAACAAAGGTCAGATCGCGCAACGTGGGCAGCTTCTTTCGGTCCCTTACGGGTTGACCTGGAGCTGCTACAAGGGCGGCGAAAAACATTGCGGCAAGTGCGGCACCTGCGTTGAGCGCATCGAAGCCTTTCAAAGGGCTGGCCTCATAGATCCGACGGAGTACGCGGTATGAAGCCCCAAATAGTCGTTACCCGCAGATTAGAGTTCGACGCCGCCCATAGGGTAATGAACCACGAATCGAAGTGCGCGACTCTCCACGGACACCGTTATGTCGTTGAAATCACCGCCCATGCTCCGCATTTGGATTCTCTCGGTCGCGTGATTGATTTCTCAGTTCTGAAAGAAAAGATAGGCGGTTGGCTAGATCGCGAATGGGATCACACAGCGATCATTTTTGCCGAAGACAAGAAAACGGTTCAGGCGTTAGACCGAATCCCAGGCAAAAAGCCTGTCTTTATCTCCGATTTTAATCCAACCGCCGAGAATATGGCGCGCTTTCTTCTGGAGGAAGTGTGCCCGATCGAACTTGAAGGCACCGGGGTTCAGGTGAATCGGGTCGTCGTCTGGGAAACCCCCAACTGTAAAGCGGAGGCGAGCTTATGAAAACTTATCGGGTTAAAAATATTTTTGGTCCGACACTCCAAGGCGAAGGAAGCCACGCCGGAAGCTGCGCCCTGTTCTTGCGTTTCGCGGGCTGCAACCGCTGGAGCGGTCTGGAGCAGGATCGTGAAAAATCTTTCTGTCGATTTTGCGACACGGATTTTCGAGGAGGCGAAAGCCTCGACGCTGACGAAATTATCCGCCGGCTGCGCGCTCTGCAAAGACCTACGCGCGCGCTCTGGGGGCCTCGCCGAGTCATTCTAACGGGGGGCGAGCCAACGCTGCAATTGGACGTGGCCCTCCTTTCCGCGCTCAAACGAAGCGGGTTTGAAATACACCTTGAGACTAACGGCTCTCGTGCGCTTCGCGAGCTTCGGGACTGGATCGACCACGTTACGATGAGTCCCAAGCAGAAGCGCGAGGACACGAAGCTTGAGTCTTGCGATGATCTCAAGCTCCTTTACCCTCTCCACGACCCGGCGGTCAGCCTGGAGGCGTTCGACTCCTTTCCGTGTGATCGGAAGTTCCTACAGCCGGTCATGGACCAGAACTACGAGGGAAACCTCCGCGCGACGGTCTGTCGAATCTACGGCAACCCCGAATGGCGGCTCTCGCTTCAGATTCACAAGATCGTGGGGGTCGAATGAACTACCCTGATTTGATTCGCGATGTTCTGGTTGCGATCGGCGAAGACCCCGACCGCGAGGGACTGAAAGACACGCCTAAGCGCGTGGTGAAGTCGTGGGCCGACCTTTACGGGGGCTACCATCAAAAGCCCGCTGACATTCTCTCGACAGTTTTCGAGGACGGCGCGTGCGACGAGATGGTGATCCTCAAGGGGATCCCGTTTTCTTCGATGTGCGAGCATCACATGCTGCCCTTTATCGGCGTAGCCCATGTCGGCTATTTGCCGGCGGGCCGGGTCGTGGGGCTGTCGAAACTCGCACGTTTAACGGACTGTTTCGCCAAACGTCTTCAAATCCAGGAAAAGATGACGGCTCAGATCGCAGACGCGATTGAGGCCCATCTTAAGCCCCGTGGTACGGCTGTCGTGATCGAAGCGCATCACCAGTGCATGAGCTGCCGGGGCATCAAGAAACAAGGAACTGTCATGGTCACGTCGGCCATGCGTGGAACATTCAGGGAGGACGCTGCCGCACGCGCGGAAGTGCTTTCGCTCATGCGAGGGTGACGTGTGGTGGCAGCGATCCAGCAGCGATAAACAACCGAATTTCGACACCCCTGAAAATCACCCAGCACTAGAGCAACAGCAGGGATGGATCGCTCTGTCCTCGCAGGAATGTTGGTTTTTCGTCGTTTTAGCGGCGCTTGCCTTCGTTTGGGAGGCGTTGCGTGGCTAAGGGAAAGAAGACCGGCGGACGCGACTTTCAGCCCGGTCAATCAGGCAATCCCAAGGGGCCAGCCCCGCTGCCCGAGGACATCAAGGCGGCGCGCAAGCTCACGCCGTTGGAGTTTGAGCGCGCAGTCAACAAGTTCCTCTTTTGGAGTCGCGAAGCTATCGAAGCGGCTGCAAAGGACACCAGCCTGCCGGCTCTCGACGCGTGGGTGATCCGAATCATTTTGAAAGCGACGGTTAAGGGCGACGAGCGCCCGATGAGCTTTCTGCTCGAGCGCTTGATCGGAAAAGTGAAAGAGCGAATCGAGCATAGTGCCGGTGATGGCGAGCCTTTGGTGATTCTCACCATGCCGCGGAACGGACGCGAAGCCCCCCGCGATGTGGAGAAATCACCACGCAAGAAAAAGGAGCCCGATCATGGGAGCTCCTAGACTTGAACCCCAAGCGGGGCCGCAGACAGAGTTTTTGAAAACCAGCGCGGACATCGCGATCTACGGCGGCGCGGCTGGCGGTGGAAAAAGTTACGGGCTCCTCCTTGAGCCCTTAAGACACCATGATAACAAAAAATTCGGCTGCGTCATCTTTCGCAGGAACTCTACCCAGGTCCGCAACGAAGGGGGGCTTTGGGATGAGTCGATGACGATTTATCCACTCTTTCGAGGTAAGCCCCGCGAAGCGAATCTCGAATGGCTCTTTCCCTCGGGCGCGCGCCTCAAGTTCGCGCACCTTGAGTACGACTCCACGGTTCTCGACTGGCAAGGCGCTCAGATCCCGTTCATCGGATTCGATGAGCTGACCCACTTCACCGAACATCAGTTCTTCTACATGCTCTCGCGTAACCGATCGACCTCGGGCGTGCCGGGCTACATTCGCGCAACGACCAACCCTGATCCCGATTCCTGGGTACGAAAGTTCATCGACTGGTGGATCGGTCCTGATGGCTATCCGATTCCCGAGCGCTCAGGCTCAATCCGCTGGTTCATCCGACGGGACGACAAATTCATCTGGGCTGATACGCCGGACGAGATTTACCAGCAGTTCGGGCGCGGGCCTGAAATTCTCCCCAAGTCCGTGACCTTCATTCCCTCCAAGGTTCACGACAACAAAATCCTCCTCGAAAAAGACCCGGCCTACCTCTCGAATCTTCTCGCTCTTTCGCGCGTTGAACGTCTGCGCCTCCTCGGTGGCAACTGGAACGTGCGCGAAGCCGCCGGCATGATGTTTCAGCGCGAATGGTTCCCCATCATCGACGCCGTTCCGGGGGGCTGGATTCAGTGCGTGCGCTATTGGGACCGCGCCGCAACCAAGCCTAGCGAATCGAATCGCGACCCAGACTGGACGCGCGGGCTCAAGCTTTACAAGTATCCCGACAACACTTTCGTCGTTGTCGATCTCAAGTCCGTTCAGGACACGCCAGGCAAGGTCGAAACTCTCGTCAAAACGACCGCCTCCCACGACACCTACGCGATCCCCATCGTCGGCGAGCAAGACCCCGGATCTGCGGGCGTGGCTGATGCCGAGAACTTCGTGCGGATGCTCTCGGGCTACGAGGTTCGGATTCGCAAAATTACCCAAGACAAAATCACGCGCGCGAAGCCCGTTTCTGCTCAATGCGAGGCGGGAAACATCCGCGTGCTTCGAGCCTCATGGAACGAAGAGTTTTTCTCCGAACTAGAAAATTTTCCGGACGGCGCTCACGACGACATCGTGGACGTGCTCTCCGGTGCATTCAACGAACTGAGCGGCGGGATGTCGCTCGCGGACGTTTTATGAAGCGAGGCCAAAGATGAGTCGAAAAAATAGAAGACGGCAGCAACCCGAAACCCCACCGATCCAAAACGACCAAAACCGGCCCGTCCAAAATGGGCTAAGCGACGCTCTGGGCATGGGTGGTATCGTTGGTTTCAACGCTTTCGGGCTTCCCGGTCAAGGCAACCCGTGGAGCGAACAGGTCTCGGAATCCACGACCCTGTTCAAAAACCTGCGCTGGTATCTCGTCTCCAACTTCCGCCAGCTCCTATCCGAGCTCTACGTCGAAGTGGGCCTCGTGCAGACGATCGTCGATGTCCCGGTGGACGACGGTCTCCGGGGCGGAATCAAAATCAAATCGAAGCAGCTCGACGAAGCGCAGATCCACGAACTCCAAATCAGTATGGATCGGGATGATGACCTGAATACAGCGGGCCAGGCTGCGAAATGGAACCGACTCTATGGTGGGGCCGGTCTTCTCATCATGACGGATCAAGACCCGGAAGAACCGCTCGACTTGTCAGCGATTGGACCCGATACGCCGCTCGAATTTCGCGCTGTCGATATGTGGGAGCTCTTTTGGGACAAGCAGAACACCGAAGGTTACGACCCGGAAATCCAGACGGAGGATTTCGAGTTTTACAACTACTACGCGCTGAACCTGCACAAGTCGAGAGTGATGAGGCTCAAGGGTATGACCGCGCCGAGCTTTCTTCGTCCGCGGCTTCGGGGCTGGGGCTTCTCTGTCGTCGAAGTCCTCGTTCGCTCGATCAACCAATACCTCAAGTCCACTGATCTCGGGTTTGAAGTGCTCGATGAATTCAAGCTCGACGTTTACAAGATCAAAAATCTCGTCAACACGCTCCTGTCGCCCAACGGACAGCAGAAGGTTCAGCAACGCGTCCAGCTCGCGAACTGGCAGAAGAACTATCAGAACGCTGTCGTCATGGATAGCGAGGACGACTTCGATCACAAGCAACTCTCTTTCGCCGGGCTTGCGGAAGCGATGGCCGGAATCCGAATGCAAGTCGCAGCCGACATGCGAATGCCGATCACCAAGCTTTTCGGAACGAGCGTAAGCGCGGGGTTCAGTACCGACCAAAACGACATGGAGAATTACAACTCGATGGTCGAGAGCCAGGTCAGAAACAAGCTCAAGTACGACATCCTTCGGATGGCAGAAATCAAATGCCAAAAGCTCTTTCAGTTCATCCCGACCGACCTGGAACTCGAATTCAAGCCGCTCCGAGAACTCACGGCCGTCGACGAAGAAAACGTCAAGACCCAGAAGTTCACCCGACTCTCGCTCGCTAAAGAGAAGGGCGAAATATCGACACAGGAGTATCGTGACGCTTGCAACAAAGGGAACCTGTTCGATATTCAGCTCGACACGAGCCAAGACCGCCTAAATCCAAACGACCCAGAGCTTGCTGAGATCGTCGCCGAGGAGCCCGATCAAAGCCCAACTGAGACCGAAGACGTGGACGATCCGGGGGCGAACCGAGAAGACACGCGTAAACCACGCGCTACGGACGCGTCAGTCACACGTGCGCCACAGGAAAAAGTCCGGGTTGGAAATCAGATTTGGACCTTCAGCCAATGGGACCGGATGAGGCGCTATTTCAACTCCGCCGCGTTCGATCGCGCGAGCTACGAAGCCGATGGCGGCGACTCCTGGATTGATGAACGGCGACGCCCTCTCTTTGAGAATCCCGGCAACGTGGATGAGGCCCTTTGGTCCAAAGCGAAAGAGGCATCCATGAAAGCCTTCGGGCAGGTGAAGTGGCAATTCGTGACCTGGTTCTACAAAAAACAAGGAGGCAAGTTCAAATGAAAATGTGTCAGCCGCATTGGGATGCTTTGCGCGAAGAAGTGAGAGCACAAGGCATGTGGCATCTCGTTTCGAGAAACGGCGAAGAGGCTGCGGCGCGCGCCCAACGCCAACTCTCAGCAAAGAAGGGCGAAGAAGATCCTCGGGACTACGACCCGCTCATGGACGCCCACATGATGATTATGAACAACGCGATTCAGGCAGGTGGGATCTACCTGCTCACCGGAGACTACTGTCCGCTTTGCGAACTCGACGCTCACAAAGATCAGATGGGCGAAGGAAGCAAAGACTGGATCACGAAATCCGTTGAAGGCGCTCGCACCTACTGCATCGAAAAGAAACTATTGGAGGTCCACTAAAATGAATGAAGCGTTCAATTGGCAACCGGGAATGAGCCTCGCTCAAGTCGAAAAAACGGCAATTTTGCAGGCATTTCGTTTCTATCGCGGAAACAAAGCCAGCGTCGCGTCCGCACTCGGGGTTTCTATCGAGACCCTGACCCTCAAACTCGACTCGTACCAGAAGGAAGAAAAGGAACAGGAAAGGATCACCCATGAGCACCGAAAACAACGAGAAGAATTCCAGCAAAGAAGCCGCGGAACCCATCCCGCAACTCCCGCGCCCGCCGGGGGGACAAGCTTTTCTAGCACCGATGCCGGGGTTTCAGTGGAACCCGCTGCTCACCCTGCCCAGGAACAGGCCGTGCCCGTGCCTGAGCGGAAAGAAGTTCAAAGCGTGCTGTCTTACCCGGCTACCAAAGGTCGTCCCAGAAAAGCTCGCCGCTGAATATCGGGAGCAAATGAAAAAGCCCGACCTGGTTTTCCTCACGCACGAAAATCAGGAAGCGTTGAAAAAGCGGATCGACCCGCTCCTGTTCGCAGAAAAAGCGAAAGCATTGGAATCCAAGGAGGTCGCGCCTCATGGCCCTGAAGTTCCAGCTTAGAAGCACGTCTCTCGATGCGTGGTACGCCAAAGCGTTTTCCGGGCACGCGTCACTCCTGGGTTCACCAGCGGTGATCAGCTCGGCAGCGCCCGGCGTTTTTGGCGGCAAGCTCATCGACATGAGTGGAAACTCTGCGAACGCCGCTCTCGGGTATATGGCTGGGGAGAATTGGGCTACCGGGGTAGCCGGGTTTACGTTGCTCATGCGCATCGTCCCAAATTGGTCGGGCGTACCGGGTACTACACAAAACCTATTCATTATCGGCGACTCTTCCGGCTCCATTTGCCAAGGCGTTCAAATGGACGTGAACAGTAGCGGGGTCATCGACGTTCGCGCGAGAAATGCCGATGCGACGGCCTGTTACGCTGATAGGTTGTATGCTCCGAGTACACCTGCCTTTCCGACTTTTATTTCCGGCCAGGCAATTGATCTTTGGTTACGATGGAATGGGCTCGGCGGCCAGCCCTTCGAGCTTTGGGCGGCGGCTCCCGGACAAGTTCCGACTCAGCTTACTAATAGCGGTGCAAACAACGCCTACGAAAACGGTGACGTGCGTGGACTTTTCTGCGCGTTGAGCATGAGGCTCGGGATCAACTTCGTCTTCGACGGCTTTCAAACCAACTACGGAATCAATGAATTCGCATTGTGGGATTCGTTTGAAGACCCGACGAGCTACGGCGCGCGCACTGGCTTTATCAGCGCTCCAAATCTTCAGGGCTATAGCTATTCCGATCCGGGGGCGACCAACGTGGCCGCCGGTATTTCCTATCAATTCGCCGGAGTCACCGAAGTCGGAACGCTCGGAAGCATCACGAATGAATACGTGGCACCCACCCTCGTCGTAACCGGCCAAAGCCTGAACGCCACGCTGGAGGAAACATGATCCAATTCACCCAAGGGGACACGGCCCTTTTGAATCTCACCGCAACCGACGGCCAGGGAAATCCATTCAATATCACCGGCGCAGTCTTAACGACCTTCATCAAAGGTCCAAATGGCGTGATCGCGTCTTTCCCCAATTCTCAGCACACGATCGTAAACGCCGCCCTCGGTCAATTTCAACTTGCTCTAGGAACAAGCGATACCGTGAACTGCGGGACTGGGCCGAGCAAGGAAATTCTAACCCAAGTCGTTCAAGGCGCTTCGACGATCTATTTTCGCGGTCCCAATCTTCTGACCGTAAACCCCCCGGTGCCAGTGCAATGAGCGTAAGAGAGCTCCAACCGATCAAGGAGTCCACGGAGGACTACGAAGCACTGGAACTGGAAATCAAGAAGCATTTCCGGCGTGAAATTTATTACCCGCTCCTGCGCGAGCTCCAGCTCCCAAAGGCGACGGTTCAAAACTCCGCGAACGATCTCCTCGAGGCTATTCGGAGCGGGCGGGTTACTTTTCACGTCAAAGCGTTTTTTGGAAAGTTCAGCTCAGCGATTTCGAGAGAGTTGAAGAAGCTTGGGGCAACATGGGATCGACTCCAGAAGACGTGGAAGATTTCCGCGGACTCACTTCCCATCGAGGTCCGAGCAGCGATTTCGATGAGTGAGGATAAGGTCAAGGAGACTCTATCCAAGATCGACAAGACCCTAGCGAAGCTCTCGCCGGAGGAGATCGCAAGCAAAATCTCCGTCCGCCATATCTTTGATCGCCTTTTGAAAAACACCGACCGCGAATTTCGCCAGACCGTCCACGACATCGTTGTTCCTCCGCAGCTCACCGACCACGCGCGCGCCAGGATCGCATCCGAGTGGCAAAACAACATGGAGATTTGGATCAAGGATTTCACGGAGAAGGAGATTTCAAAGCTCCGGTCAGACTTCCAGACGAGTGCATTCAAGGGGAATCGTCGGGAGAGCATGGTTCAGGTTTTACAGGACTCCTATGGCGTGAGTGCGAACAAGGCCAAGTTCCTCG